GCGCATTGAGGGAGATAGGAGATGATAAAGCTAAAGGCACTAATTGATTTAGATCCTATAGTGTATCGAATAGGGTTTGCTTGTCAGGCAAAAGATGAGGATGGAAATGTAAAAGCAGAACCAATCTCACACGCACTACGAAGTGTAAGAGTGTTTGTAGATGGAGTTATAAGAGACACTAAAGCCACTAGTTACGCTGGATATTTATCGGGTAAAGGTAACTTTAGGACTGTTATTGACCCAGAGTATAAAATGAATAGGGTTGGGTTTGATAAACCTATACACTTCCAAGCTATACGAGAGTTCCTTATCAAGAGGTTTAAGGCGGTACTGGTGAATGGGCAAGAGCCAGATGACATTATATGCTATGAACAAAAGACAGATGGTTCAACTATTATATGTACAGTGGATAAAGATTTACTTATGAAAGAGGGTAAGCATTATAACTACGTTACTAAACTTTTCAAGGAGGTTACTAAAGAAGATGGAATTAAGTGGTTCTATACACAACTTCTAATGGGGGATTCAACAGACAACATAGCAGGCATTAAGGGTATAGGCAAGGCTAAGGCTATTAAACTGCTTGACAGCGCACCAAGAGAGGATTGGGACAGATTAATACTTGAGCAATATGAAAAGTTCAGGGAGAAGAGCCTAGCTGTGGTAGCAAAACTAACAGAGGATGAGAAACTTCTTAGTAAGAACTATGATTATGTGGCATTTGCTAAGTATCCAGCTTTTCAAAGGATGGTTATGAACGAGCAATTATTATGGATGGTTCAATCTGATTTATTAGCCCCTGTAGACTTCTGGGGAATGTGCAATGGAAACTAAAGAGTGCGATAGATGTGGTAAACACAAAAGCATTGAAAACTACAGAGTACAGAAGTGCAAAAATAAAGTAGGTGAAGGTTACTCTTATGTATATAAAACATGCAAGTACTGCCAAACAGAGAGGTTTAAAGGCTCATTAACTCAAGAGAGGCGGGATAAGTATGCGGCAACTAGTAGGGAGAAAAGAAGAGTAAACAAGTTTTGGGCTGTAGAGTATAAAGGCGGGGTATGCGAACACTGCGGTAATGTGTTCCACGTAGCCGCTTTTGACTTCCATCATATTGACCCTAGTGAAAAAGAAATGGATGTAGGTCTTATGATGACTAGACCTAGAGACTACTTAATAAGAGAGTTAGATAAGTGCATACTGTTATGTGCGAACTGCCATAGGATTCATCATTATGAAATTTAGGTCTAAGTTTGAAGCTAACATCTACCCTACCCTTCCAGAGGGAACAGAGTTTGAGGGTGATACCCTTATTTATGATAAACGAACAACTAGAAAGATGATATGCCAAGATTGTAGTAGTGTTAGAGTCCTGCAAAAAGCTAAGTACCTGACAGACTTCAAGATGCCCAATGGTATATACCTCGAAGCGAAGGGCTATTTTCCACCCGCAGACCGTAGTAAGATGGAATCAGTTATTAAGTGCAATCCAGATTGTGACATTAGAATGGTGTTCCAGAAGGATGGTTGGGTAGATAATAAAAAGAAACATCTTAAGTACAGCGAATGGTGTACTAGACGAAACATTAAGTGGTGCGTAGGTAAAGTGCCAGAGGAGTGGATGGTATGAGTGAGTGGATTAGTGTTAATATCAAGCCAGAAGGTAATGAAGAGAGAAAGGTCTTGGTTTGTATTAAGCAAGATAATTCTGGATGGTGTGGGATGCCGCTAACAGACGATGAGCGGGTATTTAAGGCATGGTGGATTCCTCAGAGAGATTGTTTTGCGTACAAAGATTTAGAGAACGCAAACCATAAAATAGAGGGATGGATGCCACTACCTGAGCCACCAAAGGATGAATTAAATGAATAAGTACGAGTTAGTTAAATTTAAGAATGGTAAGTTTGGTGTAAGGTTAACTGTAAAGAATTATGTACTGCCTGATACTAAATTATTTATATCTAAAAGGGGCTGTGAATGTCAGGGGAAAGACGTTATGGATTATTGCACCATGAGTGAAGAAGAAGCTAAAGAGTTGTTAAGGTCTCTTGACCTATTCCCAGAGGAGGTAGTGAATGAATAAAGACATTATGTTTTGTTTCTCTTGTGGAGCAGAAGAACCAGAATACAAAGTAAGTGGCTACCTACGAGAGTGCCAAGAGTGTAAGGCACGTAGTGTAATGACTGTAATGGAAATGATAGACCTTATTGGAGACTTAAAATTAAAAGGGCTATTACCTGATTCATATCTAACAGACTATAGTGATGAAGACTTTGGGGCTATGGAGTTAGACTTTGATGATGATGCAGAGGATATTAGACAGGCTTTCAAGGATGCAGAGAAGGCGTACCTAGAGGGGTTTTATGATGACAATTAAGATTGCAGTAATTCCAGATTGTCAAGTAAAAGAAGGTGTACCTATTGACCACCTACTACATATAGGTAAATTCTTAGCAGAGAAGAAACCAGATGTAATTGTATGTATAGGTGACTTTGCTGATATGCCTAGTCTATCCTTCTATGATAAAGGCAAGAAGTCTTTTGAGAATAGACGGTATAAAGCCGATATAGAAGCTACCAGTGTAGCAATGGCATTACTACTAGAGCCTATTAAGAGGGAGGTTAAGAGGCTAAAGAACAACAAGAAGAAGCAATGGAAGCCTAGATTAGTAATGACACTTGGTAATCATGAGCAGCGTATTGAAAGAGCAGTGGAGAATGATGCTATACTAGAGGGTGTTATTAGCTTAGATGATTTACCTTACGATGATTGGGAAGTTATCCCGTTCTTAGAGGTTATTGAGATTGGTGGAGTATCTTTCTCGCATTACTTTACCACAGGGGTTATGTCAAGACCAGCATCTAGTGCGAGGTCATTGATAATGAAGAAGATGACTAGTTGTGTCATGGGGCATGTCCAGACAATGGATATAGCTTATGCTTACAAGCCTAACGGGGATAGAGTTACAGGTCTTATGGTTGGTACGTGCTATCAACACGAAGAGGCTTATATGACACCACAAGGCAATGTACATTGGCGGGGTATGCATATGTTATACGAGGTAGAGAATGGTTGTTTTAGTGACCATGCTATCAGTTTAGATTATCTTAAAGGGAAATACGGCAATGGGCTTTAATCCAACAAAACAAGAAGTAGACGAGCTAAACTGGAATAACAATATGAAAGTACCTCGTGAGTTTGGAGAATCTAATCCTACCTTTGATTATGATGATTATGTTAAACCTTCAGAGAAACAGGTAGGGGGGAGTCACTACAAAGATTATGCTATACAACCTTGGGATATTATTGATTGTTACGGCTTAGACTTCTATGAGGGTAATGTCCTTAAGTATCTACTACGTACTAAAGGGGCTAGGGTGGAAGACCTACAGAAAGCTAAGCACTACTTAGATAAAATTATAGAGGGGTACGAAGCATGATTGAACAAATAGTAACAAGACAAGAGGTATGGGAAATACAGATATGTGATAATGCTGTAAACTCATATAGGACTCACCTAACCTTTCATAATGAGGAACAGGCATTAGGTATCTATAAAGATGTTAAGTTTAGGTTGGTTCAGAAGGCTCTTATTGAAGTGGGAGAACCTAAATGACACAAGACCAAGGCAATGTAATTCTAAAGTTGGATGACTTAAAGAGGTTTGTAGATAACTATGAACGATTCTACTCTGAAGTAACTAAGATACCAGTATCCTTTGCTAAGGAAAGGGCTGATATAGATAAGATTGTAGAGTATATACTAGAGGATAAAAAATGAACATAGGATTTGTGGGACTAATTCAGCTTTTATTTATAGGGTTAAAGATAACAGATAATATTGATTGGAGTTGGATTGTTGTTTTTACACCACTACTCTTTTCACTTACTGTGGGTTTAATAGTATTTACTATGTTCATCTACTATGCTAATTCTGGAAATAAAAAATAATAAAAAGGATAACTTGTGGAATTACCAAGACTATTACAACCAAAAGAAACCTATACAATTGATTATCCACAAGCTATCGCCTATGCTGAAGTACAGCAGGATATCTTTTGGACAGCAAATGAAATTGATATGGAGAAAGACCTACACGGTTTAAAGACAGACCTTACCAAAGCAGAGTATCATGCAGTAACAGAGAGCTTGAAGTTATTTACACTATATGAACTTAAAGTAGGGGACTATTGGCTAGACTATATATTTAAAACCTTTAAACGACCTGACATTCAGCGTATGGCTAGTGTGTTTGGGTTCTTTGAGTTAAATGTCCACGCTCCATTCTATAATAAAGTAAATGAGGTGTTAGGGCTCAACACAGACGAGTTCTACGAATCCTATAAAGAAAACAAAGTGTTGTCTAGTCGTATGGATTGGCTAGATAATGCCTTTGATAAAGATACAGCTTGGAACGTAGCGTTAGCAAGTATAGTAGAGGGTGCGATTTTATACAGCAACTTTGCTTTCTTCAAGCACTTCCAAGCTACTGGTAAGAATAAGTTGGTAAACTTGTGCGCAGGTATCAACTTTAGTGTACGTGATGAGAACCTCCACAGTGAGGCAGGAGCGTGGTTATTTAAGACACTGGTAGCTGAGCAAGGGGTAGATAGAAATATCTACTTAGAGAAGCTAACAGAGGCTTGTAACACTGTCTATGAGCATGAGTCTGGTATTATTGACCTACTCTTCAAAGAAGGTAACATAAAAGGTATTACACCTGAGCAGATGAAGCATTTTGTACAAGCTAGATTAGACTTGTGTATGAACCAATTAGGGTTTGACAAAGTATATAATCCAAGCTATGACCCTATTAGTAAGTGGTTCTATACCAATATCAATAGTGGTCAATTACATGACTTTTTTCATAAACAGGGTAATAATTATAATCGAAATTGGGTAGAAGGGAGGTTTAAGTGGTGAGCAGTATTTATGATGAACTAAGTAAAGAACGTAAAGAGTTACAAACAATAGGTAAACTACCATCTTGGATGACGACTCCAGCATGGCAGTTACTAAAGGAGAAATATACAACTGATGAATACCCAGACCTATACTCTATCTACAAACGAATCAGTAGTAGTGCCGCCAGACACATGGGTGCGGATAAAGAACACTATGAACGAGTATTCTTCAATCTACTCTGGAGAGGGTGGCTTGCTTGTTCAACCCCCGTCATCGCAAACATGGGAACAACCAGAGGGTGTCCCGTATCATGTTCAGGTAACTTTGTAGGAGATAGTGTATATGAATTCTATGAGTCTCAAAAAGAGATTGCAGTACTTACAAAGAATGGCTTTGGAACTAGTTCTTACCTTGGAAACATTAGAGGACGAGGAAGACCTATCAGTAGTGGAGGGACAGCTTCAGGTGTGTTACCAGTCCTCAAAGATTTTATCCAATTATCTAGGGACGTATCACAAGGCAATACACGGAGAGGTGCTTGGGCAGGTTATATCGAAATCGAGCATGAAGACTTCTGGGAAATCATTACCCACCTCCAAAACAACCCAGACGACTTCAACCTCGGATGGATTATCTCTGACGAATACATCGCCAAGCTCAATTCGGGTGATGGAGAAGCTTTAGAACGATACCAAAGAGCCTTAAGGGTTAAGATGCTTACTGGTAAAGGTTACTTCTTCTTTACTGATAGAGTACATGAGCAACAACCGCAACTGTATAAAGACCAGAACCTACGATGTACAGCTAGTCAGTTATGTACAGAGATTACATTACACAGTGATGAGTTCCATACCTATACGTGTGTATTAAGTAGTATGAACCTTAGCTTGTATGATGAATGGAAGGATACAGATGCGGTACAGAATAGTATCATCTTCCTAGATTGTGTAGCTGAAGAGTTTATTCAGATGGGTAAGGGTATTAGAGGCTTAGAGAAAGCAGTACGCTTCACAGAGAAGTCAAGAGCATTAGGATTAGGTGCATTAGGTTATCATACCTATCTGCAATCTAAGTCTATTCCTTTTGAGTCTTTTGAGGCGCATCAGCTTAACAAGGATATATTCAAACATATCCGTAAAGAAGCTAACATAGCCACTAAGAAGTTAGCTAAGTTACTTGGTGAACCAGAATGGTGTAAAGGTTATGGGGTACGAAATACACATCTACTAGCAATAGCTCCAAATACATCAAGTGCCCTAGTGTGTGGTAGTGTATCACAAGGTATCGAACCAGTGTATAAGAATGCCTTTGTTCAAGGTAGTGCTGGTGGTGAGATTAACCGAGTTAATAGTGAACTGATTAAAGTATTGGAGGCTTATGGACAATATAATGATGAGACTATTAGCAGTATCATTAATAATGGGGGTAGCGTTAGCCATTTGGGATATCTTACAGAGTTAGAGAAGGATGTATTTAAGACAGCCTTTGAGATTAATCAAGAGTCTATTATACGATTAGCGAGTGCAAGACAAAAGTATATCTGTCAAGCACAATCTATTAACCTATTCTTTCCAGCAGATGAGAGTGAAGAAGTAATTAGTGCTGTACACAAGTTAGCCTTTAATGATAAGTGGATTAAGTCACTGTACTACATTAGAAGCGAAGCAGGGGTTCAGGGTAGTACTGGTGAATGTGAGGCGTGTGCAGGTTAAAATTTAGACAAAAAGGAGCCCCTTCCATTTCTGGTTGGGGCTTTCTTGTATCTGTTGTGCTAAAAAGACAACACTACAACTTTCTGATTCTATCAGCTAACCTGTTAGCCCTCTCTGGGGTTTGAACAGCCCACCTACTATCTAGCATCTGTCTAGCCGCTTCTTGATAGTCCCTAGCTCTCAATGCTAGTATCATCTTCTTGAAGTTGAGAACCCCCCTTACACCCATTTGGTAAGTCATAGCATACAGTACATCCCATACCTCAGCTTGTGCCGAGAAGTCATGAAGGTTCTTAATCAACTCCTTCTGCATAGATGCTAGTCTATACTCTAAGATTAGAAGCGCCTCATGCTCTGATAGGGGTAGCTTAGTACCATAACCAATAGTAGGGAATCCTAGTGTATCATCATAAGGATTACCCTCGAAACCCTCTTCTAACTTTATGTCTTCTATTAAGTTCACTTTGAACCTCCTTTATATGCCCCTACAGTCTTCTCTAAGCTCCTTCCTACCACGTACCCTCCCAACCCTATCTTAATGAGTTCCCAGAGGTCTGGTGGAAGCTCTAAGACGGGTGCTGAGTGCCAGAATAAAGATAGGTAAGGATATATGATATAATTGTTAGCTACAATAGCCACAAATGTTAACATAGTAATAGGTCGCCAAGCGGCTACTATCCAGTGGTCACTCTTAGACTCTGCCACAATAACATTCATAGCTGACTCTAACTCCTTCAACCCACCCTCTTGTTGAAGTTGTATTAGCTTAAGATTAGCCTCCAGCTTAGCTTGTGGGTCTGGTATCAGCTTATCTATGATGCTTGTGATTGGTGCTATTAATGCTCCAAACATAATTATATTCTCCTATTGACTTTTACTTAAAAGTATGATATAATATTAAAACTTTAGTTAGGAAGTAAAGAATAATAATAATAATAACCCTAACAAAACAACATCTTGAATTAAACCGTAATAATGTTCAGCTAATTCCCAAGCTCTACTATCTCCTAGCTTCTTAGTAGCTATTATCACAGACAAAGGAAACCCTATTGCCAATATTAGTATGCCAAAACATACATAAATTGGGTTAATGTATAACATAAGAGACATTAGTGTTAAGAACCACCAATAGAAACCTCTAATCCCTAAGGCGAGTACATTGTACTTATACTCACCCTCGTTATAGAATTTAGATGTTATCCATCTGATACCATTAGTACTACCCTCACCTTCAATAATAACCTTTCTGGTCATTATCCCTCCTATCCACTGACCCCATCCCATAGACTCACCAGCTAAATAACCTACTGCTACTGCTATACCAATATAGTAGTCATTTGTGGCTAATCCAAAGATAATGCCCAATATAATGGCTATAATCTTAGCCCACCAAGAATGTGTTCCTCTTAATCTATTAAGCCAGTACATTAAAAAACCTTAATCATGGATGGTTGGATATGCTTCCCGTTTGCACAAATAATAGACTTTGACAAATCAGAGTCAATACCAGTTAATTGACCCACACCAATACACAAATATTCAAGCTCTGGAAATTCGTTAAAAAATAACCTTACTTTAATGCTGGACAGTCTATTTATTGAGTAAGGGTTTTGAATTAAATTGCCATTTATATCTCTAAGGCTAAATAGGATATGTGAGTTTTCATCAATATAAGAGCCTATATCATCATCAAAGGTAACATCCATTGCTCGCGAGTAGCCTTTTGCGTCTATGGCTTTTGCTCCCAAAGTGATAGTAGGTGCGGAACTTAAGTAGTTCTGAATATTCTCAGCTAAGTCGTGACATAGATTAACTTGTCCAGTTGAAGAGTAGTGAACAACGTCCTCTAGCTCCCGCATGTAACTATGAGCCATGACTTCAACATTTCTCATTTCTTTTGCGGTATCTATAGATGCCATACGCACTAAGTGGAAGCCTTTATCTTTATTCTCTAAACGCCTACCTATAGTAGCCACAACAACTAAATCGCAGTACCCTAAAAACTGGTCAAACAGGTACTTCAACCCATCTTTATACTCAGCCTTACCTTCTGCATTTATTATTCTAGTAGCATCCTGCTCACCTTGTATCCAGATAATAACATCAGGCTTATTAACTTCCATTTGAGCCTTTGCGGATGATAGTAAGTTACCATCAACCACTCCACCAGTGCTGGTCTTAATCAACCAGTAGTTGTCTGGTGTACTAGTAGACGCGTTAAAGTGGAGCAATGCAGACCCGCCTACAGCGGAAAAGGATACCTCACAGGGATTTCCTATCTCATCAAATGTATTTGTTAATTCAGCTATTGCTTGATTATTACCTTTAAGCCTTGCCGCGTTAGATTGCCCTGCTATTAATATTTTCATAACTACCTTTATCTGCCCATTACTATGAAGTTGAAGTTTACGTTGGCATCTGAAGCACCGCTATAGCCTGCCACAGGAAAGTTTACAGTTGTAGCACCGCCATCTAACTGAACAGACCTTTGTGCGCTTGATTGTGATGTGAGTATTACGATTGGGTCTGATATTTGTATTGGGTACGGTATGGTTGAACCTGTTGCGCCTGTTGCGCCACTACCTCTAGCCACTATGTCACCGTTAGGGTAGACCGTAAAAGAGCCATTACTACTTGATCCAACTATAGATCCATCAGGATATATCGTAGCAACAGGTGTTGTACCGATAATGCCTACAGCCGTTAAAGCCGCGCCAGTAAGTGAAACACCAGACCAGTTTTGCCCTGCTGTTACCACGCCTGTTGTTGCCATTACCTTATCAACATCAAGTTCATTAATAGCGGCTTGTACATTAGTTGCGGCTATATTGCCTGCTGGTGTGTTGGTTATATTAGATGCAATCAAGTCAGCATCAAGTACAGTTGTAGCATCATATGCTTGAACAGAAACTCCTATATCCACATCTTTAAGGATAGTAGCATCTGCTGGTTCAGCCCCTATACCACTCAAAACTTGAGCAGGAGTCTGAAACTCCATAGCAGACTCGCCTGAAGCCAGTCTAACGAAGTTTAAAGCATTACCCGATAGGGTAGGGTAGGTAGGTATAGTTAAGGCGCTTGCTGCAGCTTCTGAGGCGCTTGTAGCAGCATTACCAGCTTGTGTTGTTGCTATGCCAGCTTGAGTAGTTGCTGTAGTAGCATTAGTACCACTACTGACCACATCTGCATTAGTTAAGACTACATCAGCATGAGTTAATACAACATCAGCGTGTGTAAGCACTACATCCGCATTAGTTAATACTACATCAGCCGCTGTATAAATAGCATCAGCATCAGCTAGACCCTCGCTAACAAGAGCCTCAGCCGCACTAACTGCACTCGCAGTAGCAGAAGCCTCAGCCGCTAACCTAGCCGCTGTAATCTCTTCTGGGGAGGCTACACTAACACCACCCCCAACTGTATCAGACCCTCTATATATAGTCATTATATACCTTTATGTTTTATTTTGTAAATATGAAGAAACTACCAACTATACCAGTTAACACAAGTGTTAGAATAGTTGCCATAGACTTTTTTAGTAGCCCAACACCCATATCATAAATAGGTATCTTACTGTCTATGGCATCAATACGTCTATCTAACCCCTTAAGAAACTCTGATTGATTATTGAGTCTACTCTCTATAGTTTGAAGGACAATCTCAACACGGACAAGCTCAGTAACAGCATCAATAAGTTTATCTATCTTAATTTCCATCCTATCAATTCTCTTATCCATAGCTCGTTTCTCTATTATATCTTCATCCATTACCGTTGTTGCCCTTGTTGGTCTTTAAAAGGTATTCTTGTAGGTATGCTACTTTCATTAGAAAGAACACCAGAGGTATTAGCCCCTGCCTGTAGAGCAGTACCACCAACTTTATTGCCGTAGTTATTCAATACTTTCTGCAATACAGATTGTCCAGCTACAACCCTTTGAACACCTTGACTAGAAAAACCACCACCTGCCGCCGCACCAGTAAAAAGATTACCAAGACCTAATGCTAGGGTAGCCGCTAATCTTGTAAAGGTAGTTGCGTTATCAGTTGCAGAAGCTGATTTGATAGAGTTAACTGCTCTTTCTAATTCTTCAATCTTCTGTTTTTTAGTAGCCAATTCATCAGCATTTCTAGCTCTACGCAGGGCGACTGTTTCACCAGTCTTACCTCGTATCTTAGAAGCTTCTTGCTCGAGAGCTTTAACCTCTAATTTAGTTCTATTTACAACACTAGTAAGAGATTTCATCTTCTGTTCTTCAGCTCTTGAAACAACTAGGTTAGCTGTATCTTGAATAGATTTATCCCTTTGAACGCCTAGTATTGCAACATTATCAGCTTCACTTCTTAAAACGCCAGAACCTTGTCTTGCATCTCTTGGGGACATTTTACCTATAGCCTGAACCCAATCATCTGCTGAAAACTCACCTTGCTTGCCAGCCTGTCTTGAAGCGGAGTTAATAGCAAGCCTTAAGGTGGAATTAGCTTTCCATTGTCCTGTTTGGGCTTCAAAGGCTGAAAGAGCTTTGCCACTAAGTTGTGATTTAACCTTAGTGTTTAAAACATCTTGCATCTCTTTAAATATAGCTTGCTCAACAGCGGCTTGACCACCAGCGTCTGATTTTGCATTAGCTAACATACCTAACCTAGAGCGAATGGCAGATAAATCTTCTCCATCTATCCACCCCTTTTGGGTTCTCTCTTTCAAAAAGTTTGTAACGTCATCAGTTAGTTTCTGAAAAGATGCTTTATCCATAGCCGCAAAATCATTCTTAAGTCTAGTCTTTATTTCTAAACCAACAGAATCAGCATTAATTTGAAACTTACGTTCCTTTAGCATTTTAAAACCATCTCTAGCCCAAACTTCATCAAGTTTTTGCATAGCAATATTAGGTGTTTTAGAAGTTAGTATTTCATCAATTACGTCATCCCCCATACCTTCTGGGATACTCTTTAAAACAGCTTGCGCTCTAAAGGCTCTTTCCGCCTCACTAACTGAGTCATCAATTTGTTTTGTTGCGTTCATCAGGGCTTGGTCTTTAGTGCTTTTAAAAGACTCTTTAATTAAACTTTGCTCATCTAAAGCATTAGCTCTAACGTCTACCTTTGCATCCCGTATAATACTTACTTTATCAGCCTTAACTCTAGCTATATTAGCTTTTACAGTTTTAACAGCATCTGTTGCGTTCTTACTAGCACTCTTAAAAGAGTCTTGAGCGTTAGATAACCTAAGAGCAATAGGGTTCATTAATCTAGCTTCTTGGGATTTTAGTCTAGCACCACCACCAAATGAAGTCCCAACAACGGTCTTATAGAAACTGCCAATAGTTGCCTCTGAGGTATTCGCAGGGTCAGCGGCTATGTGCATTGGGATAAACTTATCACCCATACCTAATTCTTGAGTTATCCTGCGTTTAGTTCCAGCATCCCAAAGCCAACCACCACCTTTCATTAGTGAACCTGTACCTACACCAAATAGAGTACCTACAGCCGCACCCTTGAGTGTGTCACCTTCTTTAGCTGTTCCAGCTCCAGCAACACCACCACCTATCCCGGCCTTTAGAATCTGATGCCCCACCGCCTTATTTGCACCAATACCACCAGTCATAAGCCCACCAGCAATATTTAAACCTATAGAAGCTACTGGATGCTCTTGTCTATACTTAGCTTCTTCAGCATCAAGACTGTTCTTCATGTCTCTATAGATTTCAGTATAAGGTTTTTCATCACCCATCATTTTAGCAACACCAGCGGCTACTCCAGCACCTGCCTCATCACCCCAACCAAGGGTAAGACCATCTATAACCATCCTAGAAGCCATTGTAGGGTCAGAATACCAAGAACCTGTTTCTATTTGTTTCTCTCTTGTATCCTTATCAGAATATTCATCAAAAGAGTCAAAAGAATTAGCTTGTGGTGTGGCTTGTACTTCTGGCTGTTGTTGGTTTACAGAATCAAATTCATCAAAGATATTTGCCATTTTAAAGTCCTAAATTTGTTAAAGCAGATTGTAGCTCTGCCCTTCTGTCTGGGTCAAAGCCATACTTATCTATAAAATCTTTCTTAATCTTAGCTTTTTCTGGAGTGTTATTAGGAACAGCATTATAAATAGTTAATGGTGTTGTACCATCTCCTTTAGAAGGGAGGTTTAATATTGCCGTATCAATCCTCTTGGCTTCTTGTTGTTGCCCAAAACCTCTTAAATCACCATTATTACTTATAAAAGAATCTCTATCCCTATAGTAGTTAGCCTCTAATCTTGATAACTTCTGGATACCTTTTAAGTAACCAAGCCATTCTGCTCTACTAGCACTCTCTGGCGGTTGTCCAGAAAGAGCTAATGCAACGTCTTTATCAGAAGCAGGTCCGGGCGGTAGATACCTCATAGCATTTTCTGCTCTAAAGCCCCTAGCCTCAGTCAATATAGCACTTTTAACGTCACGCCAGCCTGCATTATCTTTAATAACATCTTCAAAGGAAAGTGGCAAACCACCACCAAAGTCGGGCATACTTTCCAAGCCTGCAATAGTTTGAGACACCCTACGGTCAGTTGTTAGGGCTTCATTAGAGGCTGTAAGAGATGCCATCTGGTCTTTTTCTAAAGCGGAGGACATGCCTCCTGAGTCTTTAGGTGCAAGGAACTCTGCTACAGTTGTACCATCCTCTCTAACTAGTCTTGTAACATTTTCACCTTTATCATTCAGCATCTTTATTGGAGTTGTATTAATATCAGCTTTGTTTTTAGGTGGGCTTAACCAAGTCTCGTTTTGTAAATCATATAGCGCACCACCTACAGTCTTATATCTATCTTTAGCAGTAAGTACATCATTTTCTTTAGGTGTGTTCTGGGCAATAATGTTACCATCAGCATCATACTGTATTTCATCCTTTTTAAGGGAGAAACCTTCTTTAACATTTGATTCAAGAGCTTTAGCATAAGCTAGTGCTTGATTAGCACCTTCTACATCACCACTCTGGTAACGCTTACGAGCCATTTCCATCATACCCTCTTGTGTAAAAGAAGCCTCTTGCATAGCTTGTTGATTGCTAGCTGCTGGTCTCATATCGGGAGACATATTAGCCATTAAACCTTGATTCTGTTGTGCAAGGTATCTGTCTACAGCTTGCGGATTCTCTTGAAGTGTTTGACCACCAACTGATTGACTTAAACCAAAAGCACCCCCACCTTGCTCTACATTAGCATTTCTTTCTTGTGCCGCTTGTCTAGCTGGTTGTGCTTGTTGAAACTCTTCATAAGCCTTAACGTCAGGGTCTGTAAAAGCTCCAGCCGCCGCACCTGCTAAACCAACTAGACCCCTACCAATCCTATCACCATAACCACCTTGAGACTGGAGCATACTACTTAGTTTTTGTTGATTTGCTAACTTGTTAGCCTTTAATACCTCTAATGGAGTAGCCATTAAATAACCTCACTATAATCTACTTTGTAAAAACCAGATTTATCCATAGAGACAGCACTAGGTATTAGTTTCATTACTTCTTGAGCAATGACGCCATATTCAGGAGAATCAATACCCATTGACTTAGCAATCTTATTCCAAGTCCAAGAGTAGATATTAATACCAGATTTAGTTTTACCCTCTAGTTTGATATTATCTTTTAGTCTCTTATCTGAGAATAGACCACCAACCATATCAAAGATACCACCAGACTCATTTGCTTGCTGTGTAGTCTGAGTAGGGGCTAAAGCACCATAGGTCTGCATCTGTCTTTGTAATAACTCTTCAGGAGACATCGCAGAACTAAATAACCCTGTACCTAAGTTCCCTAGAAGCTGTTGTTGTGCATTTTGTTGTTGTGCTTGACCAAGTTGCTGTCCATATTGTTGTTGCTGTCCAGCTAAACCTTGATTATAAGCATTAAACATATTCTGAGATTGTTGTTGTCCAAAAGCATCTTGCATGTTACGTTGCTCTTGCATACCAGAAGTACCACCTAATCTACCTTGAGCAAATAGACGTTCTTCTTGGGATAACATAGCTTGGTCACGCTGTGGTTGCTGTAGACCCTCAAGTAGATTGTACTGATTCTGTACAGTACCCTGCAAATCAAAAGGGCTAGCTTGGAAGGGAGAGTTATTAAAAGCCCCTAATTGTCCTATAGCCCTATTACTAGCACCAAGTTGTTGGTTCTGAGCTTGTTGCCATTGTGGGTTAAGAGATTGAGTAAATGCACCACCCTCTGCCATACCAGTAGTACCAAGACCAGATGAACCAGTAAAAGGCATTGTAGAGGCTTCAGATGTAGACCCTGCCTCAGCAGAGCTTTTATCCATTGCACCACCTAGTACAGCGGCACCAGCCGCCCACCAAGGCACTAGAAGCCTCCCATAGAAAGAGAATTGTCAATAGACTTATTAAAAGAGGCAATACTCTGTGTATCTATTGCATGGGGGTCTAGCATTTGTACATTTAATTCTATTAACATTTCTGTCCTCTTTTTATTATAAGGTTCATTATAGATATAATTCCATATCTCCTCTAATGAACTATTAAGATTGTCTATGTGAACATGTAGTCCTTTCATAGAGTCTAGCTTCTTCTTATACTTAATTGTAAGCTCTGTTGAATCTGAGTTATAAACATCTTTGCCAAACTGTATAGACTTCTCAATACCCGAGTCAATAATAACTACCTTAGAGTCTGGGAAGTATTTCTCATAGTCAAATGTACCTAAGTAAGTATTACTATCTCCACAACCCTCTACCTTACCAATGTATTCAGTAATAGACTTACACCCATTTAGAGCTTCATGGTAGCATAGATTATTCCCATAAGTAAGGAAGTTAGCTAACCATGCTGTTCTACTTCTTGGAAGCCCTGTAACAAAGAATGTCATTTTAATAACACCAAATCATTAGCCTTCACCATTTCATTTCTAAAAGACTCTGTAGCCGCTGTAGTGCTTCTACTAGCCTTAGATACTTCTGTCATGAGGATAGGTTGCCATGCAATAGCACACTTCCATTCATCATGTTCCTCGCCAGAGGCATCTACACCCTTCATCTTTACGTGCCAAGCACAACGATGGGCTTTATTATCTTTAATCTCATAACAGGTTGACCCTAAAGGGCATGTTATAATCTCATTATTCATGTTAATCCTTTGATGCTAAAATCATATCGAGATACTTAGGAGTAAATGCTCCAGCACTTCCTGTATTACCATGTGTATGAGAACCACCTCCACCAGTACTACCAGTATCGGCATTTAATATCTCTTCATAAGACTGGTCGCCAGAACTCATATTCTGGTCATTACCATCACCTTTTCTATAGGTATGTGTATGAGCAGGCATTTCAGCAATAGTTAGAACGTGTCCAGCAGTTGTATGTACGTGAGCGGCTAGACTTATTGGACTAACCGTACCACCAGAACCACCACCAGCCGTTGAAACTACCCTAAGCATAGCATCATTATGCGTTGTTACTTGAGTCCAACCAGTTGGTGCGGCTGATTGAAAGAACGACATTACAGTGCCAGATACAAAAGAGATATTAGCTGGAGTAAACCCACTAGACTCTAACTGACCACTAGAGGTAAACTTAGGAATCTCACCAGTCTCACCAGCTACCTTATTAATCTTACTAGCTACTGCAATAGCGATAGGGTCAAACTCAGCATCAAACAAAGAACCGTTGATAATCTTATTAGGGTCGCCAGATGATAATGAATCTTTAGCCGTGAAGTTTGTTACTTTACTGTAATCTGTCAAGGGTAAACCCTCCTTATGTTATTATATTTGTAACTTACCAATCTTGGCTTGTATATCTATACGCTGAAGACCAAACTCACCACCAGCAGTTGTTGTAGTAAGACCAAATTGAACCACCCTACCACTACCTCTCAGGGGTGTTGTAACTTCTCGGTTTGAACTACCAGTACCAAACTCTGCTACTGTATACTCACCTACACCAAATTCATCCCATTTACCTGATTCAGTTGATAATGTCTTATAGTATAACTTAGTCTCATAGTCAAATTTCCATCTTAATGTAACTAAATAACCAAGACCACCATAGATATGTACTGAGTTTCTCTTTAGCATCTTTTCCATGTTAGATACTTCTTGACCGAAGTCATTCCATAAACCATCATAATCTAGTGTATATCCTGCCCCTCCAGTACCACCTGAAGATACGTTATCGAAGTATCCTTGATAGTTCTGTAGGAAGCCTGTATCTAGTCCAAAATAGAGTGTATCATCTGTTGTAGAGCATAAGCTAGTAAATGTTCTTTGCCACTCTGTTACCCTAAATGAACCATCTGGTAGTGCGGCTCGCACATTGAATTGAAATACTTTATTACTACTTGGAAAAGATAAGAGGTAAAAACCCTCTTTCCTGTTGTATGTAGACTTAACATTAACCCCATCTGGGTAGTTTACATAACCTAATAGGTAGTCTCTAATATTCTTTGATACATCCCTGTCAGGTAGTGACTTCTCTTGTACTACTCTACTTAGAGCTGTTAACCCTCTTGAAGATAGGAATAATAAATCATTACCTACTTGCTGTATTGAGTCTCTAGCTACACAACCTATACCTGTAATGTTCTCTGTCATAGCAGCAGTTGATAACACTGAATCATATATGATAATGTTATTCTTACCAAATACTGCTAAACCACCATTAAACTCCGATATAGCTACTACCTCATCCATACCATCTTTCCAGTACGAAGCTAAATCAAAGAAACCAGCACTACCTCCAGTAAAGTTATTAATAAGTAAGTCAGAGTAGTATAAAACACTTGCTGTAGCAGTCCAAATACGTCCACCAGCGGCACAAACCATTGCACCATTGTATTGTGTACCACCAGAGTCTGTAAACGTCCCACCAGTCGTTGTAAGGCTTATAGGAGCATGCCCTCTTTGAAAGCCTACACACCAATCATTAAAGTTAGTGAACTGCCAGTTATCCCCAGTTGGAGTTGTTATAGTTCCTGATATATCCGTTACTGTAGAACCTACTGATTTGAATATCTTATTATCAGCGGCAAAAATAAGTACCCTATTTGCATTAGCATCTGAATACTCATGAATGCTCTTAATAGTAGGTGTATTAGTAATAACCGTAGCATTAACATTTCGAGTACCCTTACGGGCGGCTAATCTGCCATTCTGGTCAAAGACAAAGTTTGTTGCAGTACCTGCCCACCTAGGGTCTAGCGAGTCATCTGACTGTTGTTTGTTTAACCCTAAAGACCCTGCATAATTTAACCCAAAGTGTACGAGTGGTTTAGCGATGGGAATACCCTCCTAAATACTTAATAGCATTTTCAAGATTTTGTGTATTATCCATGAAGTTACCTAAACCAAGGTTACACCGATAACATAAAAGACCCCTAACCACACTCGTTGTGTGGCAATGGTCTACATGCAATGCTCTCCCCTCCAAATCAACTTCCGATAGACCACAGATAAGGCACTTGTAGTCTTGGTCTTTAAGCATGTTAGAGTAGTCCTCTAAAGTAATACCATACTTCCTCTTTAGGTCATAGCCTTTTTGTTGTATAAATATATAACCCTTAGTCTTTTTGTATCGCACTTTAGCGGCTTCAGCGGCACAAGACTTACAGTTTGGTCTACGACCTTTAGGAGATTGTGCATTTCTATGATATTCCTCTATGCCCTTTTCTTTCCCACACTTAGAGCAAGTCTTAGCCATATCACACAACCTCCCAAACTAATTCACTAGGCACGTAAGATGAGTCATAGGCTATTGCATCACTTAAAGCCTTCTCAGCGTTAACCAGAGCATCCCTATAGGCTATACCAGAATCTTCACCACGCTCTGAGATAGCTTTAGCGTAAGCGGCTAGTATAACTGGATATTCTGGAACTGTTAGTTCGTCATCAAGTGCCACTAAGTCATCTTGAGGAATCTTCATATTAAAGTTAATAGCATAACCAGCATCAGGTACTGGAAATAAATCTACATTATAATCTCCACCTGCTGTACCATTTACATCATAGTAACTTGGTTGTCCATTTGTAGTGGTAGACGTTGTTAGTTGCATCGTCATCCACTTACCATTGGCTCTTTGTACTTCATAGTTATCTGTATCATTAACTACGTATAAAATCTGTGAGCGTTTACCACTTCCTGTTAATGTATAACGGAGGGTACTTGCTACTGTTGTTACTTGAATCGTACTTCTTAGTTGAACCCAATTCCAAGCATCTTCTACTTCTCTTTTGGCTTCATTCACAAACTCACCAATTAGTTTAGTGTAGCCTGCTGTTAAATCTTGTTCTTCATCTTCACGAAGTCTTATCATTACTTTATTAATAATTTGTAGGTAATTCATATTGAGGTTTATTCCTATGCTTGATAAAAGAGGAAATGGAGGGCTTTTACACCCTCCACCCCATTAACTACCTACTATGCAGCTACTATGAAGGCAACCCCAGCAGTATCACGTAACTCACCCACCCCGTAGATTGTGTCAGCAGTGAACAAGTCACCTAACCATTCTTGTTTGTATTGACTTTGAGTACGAACACCCATTTGCTCAATATGAACTAGTGCTGATTTGTGCATTGCAAGGCAAGCACGATATTTAGTATCTGTAGGAGAGGTTGTATTCCAATCTACAGTTACACCAAGTAAATCTACATAAGACGCACCAGTAGGAGCGGCAGAACTAGCTGTTACAGATTTAGTACCAGTAACACTGTTAACATGAACCCAAGGGCAATGAGTTGAAACATATACAGGAATACCGTATACTTCACCAATTTGACCATTACGGATTGTGTTGCCAGTACCAACTTCACCAGTAAATGCTTGTTCAGTGAAACGAGCAATACCCATAAGAGTGTTACGCTCTACAGGTGGAACAACAATAACACGCTCAGACTGAGGCACGTCATTATCATCCATTGTTTGAATCATATTACGAATACCAGCATCAGTTAATGTTGAACCATTACCTGTGTTAGTGCTTGCAGTAGCATCAAATACTGTTGTACCGTCACCACCAATTACAGCAGTTGAGTAAGCAGTTGAACCGTTTAAGCCAGCACCTAATAGGTGGAGGTCTAAATCTACTTGCTCTGCTAGTGCATTACCAGCATCATCAGTGTAAAAGGCGCGCATTGAACTTAAGCCTTGCTTCTCAGCAATGTCTTCAATGATATAGCTATATTCATAATGCTTGTTAATGTTTAATGCAATTTCTGATTCAGTGTTAGCAATCAATGTTACTTGAGTTGAAGCCGCTTTAGCTGAAGCTGAACCACGAGTAGGAGAAGGGATATGGATTGTATCACCTTTCTTACCATTGTGGTTTAGTTTAGTTACAAGGTTAGATAAAACCAAGTTTTTCTTGTATGCCGCAACAACGTCATCACTCCAGATTTCTGGGATGAAGACTGCTTGAGTTGCGCCCGTTTTGTGTGAAGTTCCTAATGCCATTTTATTTTCCTAAAGTTTAATTAAATTATTATCGTACACGTCCGTCCGCATACGCTTTCATGATTTCTGGCTCCATCGCCGCATATTTGCTTGGATTGGAGATTTTCAAATTGATAAGGTCAGCACGTCTATAAACCTTCTTAGCCGTAGATTGACCAGAACCACGCTCCACAGAACCCTTCTTTAAAGCCTGTGTAGCTTTAGCCTGCTTCTCTACTTGAGCGTTAGAGTTAGCAACGCCCCGTAGTGCCTTATACGTTGAGAACAGCTCATCACCAGTTTCATAGTCATAGTTTTTATCAGCTTCCTTAAACATCTTGGTACGCACAGGGGATTCCTGTACCCAATTTGCAAAGTCCTCGCTTGAAACTAAGTCTAAATAGTCAGGGTGCTTCTCTGTGAAAGTAGCTTTAGCCTTATTGATTGTAGCTGTCCTTTGAGCCTCTTCAAACTGCTTAAACTTGGGATGGTTCTCGACAGCTTTGGATATAGCTTCATTCGGATTGTCAAGTAGGTTATCAATATTGAGTTCATACTCGGGTTCTTGATTAGCCTTCTCTTTAGAAAGTTGTAGGTTGAGTAATTCATCAGTCAACTTACGGAGTTCTCCGACTTCGTTGTTACGCCTGCCAAATTCTCTCTCTAGCTCGGTATAACTCTTAACAACGTCATCTACGCTTTTACCTCTGAACTTACTAGGAAGTTGACTTTCGGAGTCTTGTTCCGGTTGGGACTCCTCAATATCATCTGTGCTATATTCCTCTACGTTCATATCATCCAAAGAAGCATACTCTAAGTCGTCTTCTACTTGTTCCTGCGTTTCTACAATACTCATGTGTTACCCGCCTCATAAAAGGTTTTAGGGAAATAAAATAACGAGGGACAGATTGTCTTATCTCGTTGGTTAATGCACATCTTTGGATAATTCCTCAGATGCGTTTGTCATTAGAACTTCATAATTGTTTATGTAATTAAGAATTTCTAATTGTCCTCTCCGATACTGCCACAAGTCATTAGTCTCGCAAGCAGTAGGTGAGGATTCTAACAAGGATTCATACATTAAAGATATATCCTCATTAAAAGTCTTCCATGCCTCACTGTTAAACATTTCTAACAGGTTGTCATAGTATTGTTCAGTTTCCTTGTCCATCATCTTTATGCACCTCCAGAAACTACTAGCCAATCTTCGGCTAGAGCATCACTACCTGAAGGAGCCCAAGTCGCAATATCGTTTTGTGCTGTTTTAAGTACCAAATACTCACGATACGGTACCATTTCACCAAACGTTTCTCTAGCAACATCTGTTTGTGCAGGATAACTATTAGCAGGAACTAGGTAAATGAACATGCCACTACCATTCCAACCAGAACGAGCTACTTTTTTACCTTGCCTCATCAACCAAACGGCATGACCAAAAGACAACTTACCACTTGTTTGATACGCTACCTCAAACTGCTCTTTAGGGCTCCAACTAACATAACCGCTGTACTCTCCGGTGTTAGGCTTTTCACCATCTATATACTCAACTAAGTATCCTTCATCAGAACCATCCTCATCTTTAGGTAGAGTCCAACCTCTATAGTTGTTGTAGTCTTGACGATTCATTGATTTAGCGTTAATACTTTTTGTACCTATAAATTTACTCATCATTTGTTGTATCTCCTGATTTTGCACGAAGTGCGTCAGTTATGGTTTGATATTGGTCTAGTTGACTTCCTACTTCTTTAGCCTCAGCACTTGCTACGTCTAACATGGCTTTAGCTTCCATTGCCGCTTGTGAGTAAGGAAGTTTTTGTTGCTCTATCATTACCCTAGCTCGTTCAGTGTCTGCCCTACCTTTTTCAATCTGAAGAGACATAGACTTATCTTGCTGTAGTAATTGTAACTCTTGTTGCTTGATAGCAATCATTGGGTCTGGCTCAGGATTGAGCGTTTTCTGCAATAATTGGTCTACTAGTTGTAACATCTGGTCTTTATTGCTAATTGAACTATTCTCATAGATAGAACGTATTAACATCCAGTAAGCAGGACTATCAGGTGGTACTGTATTTAACAATGAACTTAATTGTTGTTGTTCTATCTCTCTAGCCATAATACCGAGTGAGCCATACACGGTAAACTTAACATCACTAACTGGATACCTAAGACTATCAAACTGTATGCGCCTCCAAGCGGCTTTATGGATAAGTGGGCTTGTAAAGTGACGTTCAATATTAGCTAAGGTACGCTTTGAACGCTTTATAGCTCCTCCTTGTATCATACTCATACCAGAAGCTGTGGAGTTCCTAGCATTCATGCCAGTGGGTGTTCCAGCATCCATAGAGCCTGTGGCATTTTGTAACTGACGCTCTAAATCTCCTGATTGTGAGAAGGTAGAAGCATCTGTTTGCCCAAAGCTAAATGGCATCAATATTGTACGTGGGTCGCCTTGTGTCAGGAGAGTCCTTCCTGGGCGCACTGTGAGGTCAAAACCTCTTGGTAGTCTAGTTGCATCAGCCGCCATCATTGGGTGGACTGTGAGTGCCATAGAGTCGATTCTAGCACGTAGTTCAGCATCTATAGCCTTCTGCATGTTATAACCTTTCTCTGCAATACCTCTACCCCAGAATCTATTAGGAATAGTATCGTACTGGAAAGCCACAAAGCATCTATCTTTCATCATATAGGGACTAGCTACTGCTCTAAGCAATACACCGTCATTAGCAATGGTAACGATAGCTTCTACAAGGTCATCTTCCTCATACTCTTCATCTTCACCATCTTCCATTTCTAAATCAACTAGTTCTTCATCATCCTCTAGTTCAATAGGTAGGTATTTCTTAGGCACTAGACCATGATACTCTATAATCCGTACTTTACCTTCAGTCTCAGTTGACTTATTTTCACCCTTTGAGTAAACATCTATGTCGTCTGGATAGCCTCCGAGGTCAACATCTTCGTATACTCCAGAGTCTTGTTTTGACATAACTGAGTGCTTAGGAACATCCATAATGTGTGCCATACCAAGAGCTTCTTTAATGTTCTTAGCGGCTGTATCAATTACAAACTCCTCAGGGGGTACTGAGATAAGCTGAACAGAGATACGAGTGTTGGGTTCACCTACACCCTCTTGAACACTGCTAAAGTCATTAACCTGTTTAGATTTTACACTGTAATTCTCTTCTTCTTCTACTACAATCTTACCTATACCAGTACCATAAAGGGCACTATTAAGGAATACTTCAGACATAGCGGCTGGAACACCATCATTGTTAAGGTCTTCAAGTAGGAGTTGACGAAAGATAACCATATCTTGCTTATCTTGGTCTGCTACATCATCTGCAACATCAAACCACTTGCCTTTACCAAATGTAGCTTCCTCTAACTCCGCTACTGCCATCTCTACTGCTTGTTGTAGTGCTGGACTTATTAGTTTACTACGTTCACTTTCTCTAGTTTTGTCACCAGAGTCCCAGATGCCACGCCAAAGTCGATAATATTCAGCCCATTTATCCTTAAAGTTACTATCACGATAAGTTTCCCACTCATCTACATGGTCTACTACCCAAGATACTAAGGCTGATTCATTACTTTCTTCTTTTGGAGTTTCATCTTCATTATTATCTACAATTATAGATGCCATTTATTGCCCTTTGTATTTCATATCAGTAACCACTTACGGAATCAAGAGGTTCATATTCATCATCATACTCTCCAGTGCCATAAATAGCTGTTGCTATCTGGTCAACGTATGCAAGAGAATCTATAAGGTCATCGTGTGTTAGCTTATTAGGAAAGTCTAACAATTGGTCAGTAAGAGGTTTAATGTAGTCTGCACCCTCTTTAAAGTAAATACGACCATTCTCAAACCTACCTTGTAATGCCCATGTAATACGTTCTGTCTTTTTCTTACCACCATGAGTAAGGTCTACTACATTAGGGTATGTACCTAGTCTCCTCATCTGGTCTTGTAAGTAAGGCATAATAGCATTACGAAGAGAACCCTTCTCAATACCTAAAGCCGCTGGTTGATACTTTTTAGCCGCCTTTATAATCTGTAATGATGTTTCCCTTACGTCCCATCTACCGTGTATAATGTCATGGATGAACCAACCACTAGGGCTAACCTCTACTACCGAGATAGCTGTCTCATCAAGCCTATTAATCGCAGACTTAACCATGCCATTACCATCACCGAAGCCAGCAGGGTCAACAGTAATATATATCGTACCCGCCTCCGGAGACTTTTGAGCATATTTCCAATCCTTCTCCTTAAAGGCTAAACCACCAGCCGCTTGAAACGATGCTTCAAACTCCTGCCTAAATGCTTCCTTGCTCATACGCTGTCTAGCTTGTTCTACCTCTTTAGGGTCGATGATAGGGTTATCTGTAGAGTTAAACTGAAACTGTTCCCACTCATCTAACTTGTCTGCTTGTAGCCATAGGTCGTAAAAGTGATTCTTACTGTCTGGAGTACCAATGAATAAGGCACTTCCTTTTGTATCTGCAAGGGCAGGAGATATGATTAAATCCCATACCTCTGGCTTCATGCTAGCATATTCGTCTAGCACTACATAAGCTAATGATACGCCACGAAGCGTATCAGGTCTATCAGAGCCTTTAAGTTTAATAGTCCTACCATTGATTAGCCTTAAGGTAGCTGTGTTCTCTAAGGCACTCTCAATGATGTCTGAGCCTATGTCTTTAAGTAAGTTCCACATAATATCTTTAGCCTGCCCAAAGGTAGGGGCTACATACCATGTTTCTTTATTCTTTAAATTAATACCAAAATCATTAGTTTCTTTAAGAGCTTCAATAAGAAGCATCACAGCAGATAGATATGATTTACCACCACGCCTACCTGCCGCAACAACTTTAAATCTAGCTGGACTAAGGAATATCTCTTGCTGTTTCTTGTGTAACTTAAAATCTAAACTTGCCATTCGATGTTCCTTTAAGTGCGCCACTTGGGTTAAGCACTTTTAATATTACTACTTAGTACCTTTACCACGTTTGTTAGACTCTGCTTTAACAGCACTGCCTAGAGAAGCAGCCTTACGAACATCTACAGAGCCCAAAGTAGACTTAACCATTTTACCTTCTAATTGCATTTCTTTTTTCATTTTGGAATACCTTTGTTTTTAGGAGTTGTGGATTTAACCAATTCTACTTCTTTTTTTAATTCAGAGATTAGACTTACTTCTTCTTCTACCTCTAACCAACCTTGCCGAGAAAGAACTTGGTCGTAATGGTCTTGGGATACTTCTATTTCTATTTTACTAATTCTATTCTTTACTTTCATAATCTTCCTTCTTCACATCAATTACATTAGGGTCTGTTTTAGACAAGTGCTTAGGTAGTTCTAAGTTTCCTATATTAACACTAATAGAGAAACCCTTAGCGTTCTCAAGGTCATCAAGGTCTATAGCTTTTGTCGTAGGTAGTATACGGTCAAGTAATAACTTAGCCGCAGTCATATCCCCATCTAGGGCTTTCTTGATAACAGCTTCTACTACCTTCATACCATCCTTTAGTAGTTGCTTCTCAAAACCCTCTCGAATCACCTCCTTAAATATAGTAGTATTATTCTTAGCACCTTTAGGTCTACCTACAGGAAGCCTAGCAGTTGCCTCTTCACGAGATAAGTATTTACGGTTCTGTTTCTTAGGTTGAATAACATCTTTAATGGTAGGTTGTTTTAACTTAGGTTTGGTCTTAGAGTTTTCCACAAAGGGACTCCATAATAAAAAGGGGGTCATAAGAAAGATTATGAATAGAGCTTGGCTCTCCTAAATACCTTAGGAATTCCTAATAAACTTATTAGAGATACTTAGTAATATATAATAATAATATAAATTATAACTACTAAGAACTTCTAATAATACTAAATAAGGAGGTATTATAGCACGTATTTAACTTCTTGTCAAGCCTTATTTTATAACTTACTATTATATAAGGTTATTTAGTTTCTAGAAGTTCCTAGGAATTCCTTATCTGCGCATGTTAACTCTATTAGCCTGTGGATAACCTGTGGATAACTTTATAATTAATTCTTTGGTAAATTATGTTCTCGATATCTTCTTAGTGGTTTCTTAGAATTTCCTTAGGGATTCCCTTAGGGGCTTCCTTTTAAAACCTAGAATTCTCCTATTTTGTGGCTGGGGGTTATACACAACTATAAGCCACACCACCTAGACCCCCTCCCCCCATGCAATTACTGTGCCAAACAAACTCTATGCAATTCTTATGCCATCCCTAGGTGGCATGGTACTTGCTTAGAAGTTGAGAGGGAAGTGATGAGGTGGCACACCATTGGACTACCTTAGTATATCATTAGGATACTATTAGCACTTGACAATGATACCTTGACTATGCTATTCGCGTGCATGCGCTTCTATATACTATGATACTGTTTAAACTAATTGTATTTAATTGTAATTAATACTTGACACAATCTTTTATTATGCTATTATGTATACAAGCTCGGCAATCAAGCCAAGGCAATCAAAAGGAAATAATAACATGTTAAAAGACACTTACAATCAATCAATGACTTCATTACTACGTGGCTTGATAGACTATAATTTTAAGCGAGTTATAGACAGACCTGCATACCTACATGTTACACTAACCAATAATATAATGGCTATTACCATCGAGATTGACAAAGCACGTAATAAAACTACGTTAGGCGCATACAATAAGCTTATTAACATGCCTCACAATGACAAAGTATTGTTTACTTCTTCAAGTACAACAAAGGCTATGATTAATGCAGTTTATAACCATATTTATAAGTAAAGTAATAAAAGCTTGACACAATAAAGAATAAGCGTATAATTAAACACACAAACAAACCAACAAAGGATAATACCTAATGAAACAATCAATCACACAATCTCAATTTATCGACGCCTTTCATAACATGGGACGTGGTGAACAATTCTCATACAACGGTCTTATAGCTCTTTATAACTACCTTGAAGATATGGAACAGGATACAGGTGAGGATATAGAGTTTGACGTCATAGCCCTATGTTGTGAGTGCACAGAGTACCAAGACCTCGAAGAGCTACAAGAAAACTATTCTAACATTGAGAGCATGGAAGAGCTTCAAGATAATACTATAGTTATTATGATAGATAGTGATAGCTTTATCATTCAAGACTTTTAAGGGTAACATACAATGAAGATATTATTAATATTAATACTAGCTTATGCCGTCGTCGATGTATTTGCTTCAAATATCAACATGGACGTTTATGCAGACCTAAAACAGGCTACACCATATCAGCACTGTGTCTATGCTTACAGCGGAACTCCTAACCTTGAGCAGTGTGCTTTATTACGACTAGATGGGGAATAAAAATGAAAGTGCTTGGAGAGCTTAACTAATATGATAAAGTTAATAAACAATACTAACATGGTCAACGATACCACGTTGCATATCTTATATGGCCAGTTAAATGCTACTGAGGGCATTAAATCTTGTCCACTTGGTAATGTACACTTTAGAGAGATTAAACCCGACACAATAGAAGCTACAGCTTCATTCAAAGACTTTGGAAGGCTGGACTGATGGTAGAATCTAAATACTGCACAACGTGCAACAAGAAAGCATACACCAACAAGCATATAATCTACTGTTTTACGTGTAGGCGTTTATCAGTCTTTAAATAACATTACCCGCTACCCTTGCACACCTAATATGATTATAATGGCGTAGCGGGCTTGTGAGGTGGCTTAAAACTAACTTTATGAAGGTAACACACTATGAATATGCAACAGCACAATAAAAAGCTTAAACTCATAACCCAAATTGACAGCATGCTATCCATCATGGGAGAACCGCCAAGCCTTCTTAATCACCTAGCGCATACATACAGCCTTGAGGCGATTAAGTATCAGCACGCGTTAATAGAGGAGCAATTACACTATTATAAAGAACCTAACATAAACTTTTATATACGTGATATACTAGAAGAGTTAAAAACAGCATGAAAACTATGCGCTTTAACTGTATTTGTGGTAACGTAGCGTATTACATTAATAACAGATGGTCGCATGACACTAAAAGGAAGAATTAAAATGATTATTACAAGCAAAGAAAAAACAAACAGCTTTAAACCTGTAGAGATTAATATTATTATAGAAAATATTGAAGAAGCTCAGGTTTGGTACTCTCTATTCGACAACCCAGTTATTAAGGAGATTATTGGATACGGAAATAGTGTGGATCTTAGAACAGGTTTAACAGAGTATTATTCATGGGATGAGCATAAAAAGGTAGAGGCTGATTTTATTAAGGTGTTTTATGAAACATATAGAACAGTGTTATCAGGACTTATTGATAGTGAACTGGTAGGGTAGCCTATCTTATACCATAATAATGGCTTAGAGAGCCTCTCAGGGGGCTTCTAGGGCATACAATAGCTTAAGCATCTCCCACAAAGGATATGACACAAATGATTTTAATAGATGATATAGATGATAGTGAGTTTTATGACACACAATCTTATGATGAATATGACACAGGAATCGTCCTAGATGAAGACGACACGAACTGGAACTATAACGACGAAACAGAAGAAAGATTGATTATAATGCTTAGTGACATATAAATTTGACAAAGCCACAAAAATATGTTATTATACTACCTTAGTAGGAATTATTATAGGAGTTATTATTATGAATTCTAAAATAAATAAAAATTTACAAGATTTAGTAATTAAACAAAAAGAGTTAAAAAAGAAACAAATAGAAGATGTAGGTTATTATTATCTTAATAGGGAACTGACCAAGGATTATCATTATGACTATTGAACAGCAACTACTAGAAGTTAATGCACGAGTGGCTAGGCTTGAACAGGCTATAAACACTCGTTACCCATCCGAAACTTGCAGCTGGGTTGGAGCATATCTAAATAATTTGAACAACGTACTCAATGAAAACCCTGCTCAATCCCTAGCACTACATGATGCTGATGTTAATAATAAATTATATGCCTTATTAGCAGATATTTCGGGTATGTGTATAGCTGAATTAGCTATGAACTACAAACTAGATGCCCAATGTATAGGGCAAATGATTTATGAGGCTACTGGTATGACTGAGCCTGAACTACGCAACAGCGTTAAGGAAGGGAGGTGAGTGGTGGATAGCGTTATTAGTTTAAATATAGAAGAACAGCCTTGCATAGCTTGTGGAGAGTCAACTGATACAGGGTGGGAATGTACAGTTTGCGGGCATGACTGCAAGGATTGGTACTACCCAGAAGGAATCAAGCAACCACAACACACTGCAAAAGCAGAGTGCAAAGCTGGGAATCTTATTCCCGTAAACGGCACTTGTCCTTATTGCAATGCTGAGCCATTTAGTAAATGCGGTGGTAACCCTACAAGCAACCACCTTAAGGAAGGTGAGTAAGATGACTAAAGAATATATGCCAGAAGTGGGTGAGGTTTGTGAATTTTATTTAGATGGTAAGTGGGAGGTTATAACAGTCCAGAGCATTACTTTTTTAATGGTAAATTTTACATTTGATGACAGTAAGCGGTGGGAGTTTTTAGCATTGTCAAGGTTCAGACCAATAAAAACCCAGCAAGACATTGAGCGTGAAGAAGCTATTCATTCTCTCGTTAAAATAATTAAAGATGACTATAAAACCGATGCCGTTCTTGCAGCAAGAATTTTAAATTCAGGATATGTAAAGGTGGGTGATGAGGTTGGTAATAATTCTCTTTTCATGTTCAATATATCTAAACACCATGCAGAGATACTTCTAAAGAACTTCAAAATCTACCCAAGAGGTGATGTATGAAACCAACACAAGAAGATCTACAGCTTAAATCAGATGATGAATTAGACATTCTCTGTGCAGAAGCTCAGGGTTGGGAGTCATCAAAACAATACAATTGTTCGTGGATGGATGGGAGCAGCATAGCTTACTACAAAGATGAATATCACCCAACCCAAAACACCACAGAAGGTAAAGCGCAGTGCTGGGATTTGGTGGTTAAGTACAAGCTGGATTTTGATGAGGAGCTTGGGGCATACTCTGTATGGACAGAGAAAGAAAATGGAGACTTAATTGTGGATTATGTCGAGTATAAAAACCCACAGCGTGCAGTAGTCATGGCGGCAATATTGAGTTTGCAGGGAGAATAACTAGATGAAAGTAGAAGTAGTAGGAATTACACAATCACGTATCGAAGGTATTGATGATGCAATGGGTCTAGTAGCCTATTGCGCTCGGGTATCCAATCCTGATAACCAATTAAATAAGAATACAGCAGGGCTTCTTAAGTATTGTATTAAACACAAACATTTCTCTATCTTTGAAATGGTTAATGTGGTGATGAGCATTAAAACAACAAGGGATATTGGAAGACAGATATTAAGGCATAGGAGCTTCTCTTTTCAAGAGTTTAGCCAAAGGTACAGCACTACCTCACAAGTGATGGTAGAGCGCGAAGCAAGGCTACAGGATACGGTTAATAAACAGAATAGCTTGTTGTGTGAGGATGCTTTTGTAAAAAACCATTTTCTAGGATTACAGAGGCGCGTATTTAATGATGCTTTAGAGGCTTACCAAGCCGCTTTAGCTGACGGAGTAGCAAAAGAACAAGCTAGAGCATTATTGCCAGAAGGTTTAACGCAAACCAATATGTATATGAATGGAACATTACGCTCTTGGCTAACATTTGTACAGGTACGTTGTGGGATAGAAACCCAGAAAGAGTGTAGAGATATAGCAAAAGAGGTTACCCGATTATTAATAGTTGACTTCCCTTTTCTTTCTGACATACTAGCACCTTTATTAGAAGATAGTTATAGTGCAGAGGTTTAATGAACAAACAAAACATTAGTAACGACAATGAAGCCAAGTTAAACTGGTATAAAAATGCTCTTAAAGCTGACCCAGATTTTAAGAACCTATCTGAGGATGACTTAGAAGAAGCGGCACGAAGCATTATAGAAGCCTTTCAAATGTTAGAGGAAGACTTAAAAAAGAGGGTTTAAGATTATGAAAGAAATAAAAGAGCATTACCCACACATCCACAGGCACTTGGGGCTACTGAATAAAGAGCCAGCAGTCCATACGGTAAACTATATCAGGTCTATTACAATATATGAGTTGACTGAGGATAGAAAAGATAGTAGAATGGGGTTTAATTATGAAGCTTTCAAGGAGCTACTTCATAAACTTGAGGAAGTGATAGGTGATAATTATGAAATTGAAACAACAAAGCACCCAGAAAGGTAATAGCATGATTAATTTAATGCAAGGTGACTGCCTTGAGCGTATGAAAGAAATTCCTGATGGTTCGGTTGATATGATTTTGGCAGACCCGCCATACGGCACGACTGCGTGTAAGTGGGATTCAGTTATTCCACTAGAGCCAATGTGGGAGCAGTTGAAGCGGGTTATTAAGCCTAATGGCGCTATTGTTATGACTGCTAGCCAGCCTTTTACCAGTCTACTCATAACTTCAAACTTAAAAATGTTTAAGTATGATTGGACTTGGCAGAAACCTAAAGGGACGGGGCATTTGAACGCTAAAAAACAACCTATGCGTGATAAAGAAGATATTGTAGTTTTCTACTCAAAGCAATGTATCTATAACCCGCAAATGACAAAAGGCGAGCCTTACAAGGATAAGGCAGGTAAAGACCACAGTAGCAGTACCAGTATGACTAATATCTATGGAGCATACACTAATAAAAGAGAGACTAATGATGGCTTTAGATACCCGAAACAGATTCAAAGTTTCCCAGTCGTTGAGAGGGGGACAGTCCATCCTACTCAAAAGCCTGTTGCCCTTATGGAATATATGGTTAGCACGTACACCAACGAAGGAGAGACTGTTTTAGATTTTACAATGGGCAGTGGCACGACAGGTGTAGCTTGTGTAAACTTAAATCGTAAGTTTATTGGAATTGAATTAGATGAGACTTATTTTAACATAGCTAAAGAAAGGATTGAGCAAACAGAGGCTTAGTAACTATGGGATTAAAAGACAAAGGTACGCTACTATACAAGACAAACTGTACTGAGTGTGGCTCTAGTGATGCGAATCAGGTCTATGGTCACGAAGATGGTACAACAGATACTTATTGCTTTGCTTGCCAAGCGTATGGTTTTAGTGATACAATAGTAAAACATAAACAGGAGGATGATAAAGTGGAAATGAAAGATATAGATAGCCTACCCAGCCTTGGTATCCGTGGTGTAAAAGATGCGGTAGCAGGTTTGTTCGGTGTTAAGGTGGGCTTTAGTCCTAATGATGGAAAGACAATCATTAAGCAATTTTACCCAAGCACTAAAGAAGGACAGGTTGTAGGTTATAACGAACGTAACGTGCTGAATAAGGGGTTTTTAGGGGTTGGGGATAGGAAAGGTAGCTTAGAGCTATTTGGGCAGGCTATAGCGAAGCGTAATGGGTATAAAAAGCTATTCATTACTGAGGGTGAGCTTGATGCAATGAGTTTATATCAAGTAATGGTGGAGAATACACCTGATAAGTATAAAGAGTATAAACCTAGTGTAGTATCTTTTACCAGAGGGGCAACAGCAGGTCTGAAAGACCTTATTAATAATAGGGCATTCATAGACAAGTATGAAGAAGTTACACTAGTATTAGATAATGATGAAGCAGGAAAGCAGGCGCAAAGTGAGATACTCAAAACCTTTCACCACTTCAAGGTGGCAGAGTTACCAATGAAAGATGCTAATGCTATGCTGGAGGCTGGTAAGGGTAAGGAGTTGTATAATGCTTGCATGTGGAACGCAAAGCATGTACGGCAGGGTGAGGTAGTACAGGTAGATGACATACTAATTGAGAAAGCACTAGAAAGACCGCAGTTTGGTATTAGTAGTCCTTGGGCTAGCTTAGATAAACTAACGTATGGCATCAGACCACATACAATAACAGTACTGGGTGCAGCACCAAAACAGGGAAAAAGTGAGTTTAAGAACCAGCTTATACACCATTTAGCGATAATACACGAAAGACCAGTTGGAATATTTGACTTAGAAGTACATCCCGTTAAAACATTGAAACAGGTCGCATCTAAAGAAGCTAAGTTAAACTTCCTTAGACCTGACGTGGAATATAAAGATGAGTTACTAAAAGAGACTTTAGGAAAGTTTAAAGGCAAGTTACATTTATATGACAGGTCTGGGAGTAGAGACTGGGCAGATATTAGGGTTGCTATAGAAGAAATGTACTTATTAGATGGTGTTAGAGAGTTCTTCCTTGACCCGCTAACAGCTTTAATTAGCCGATATAGTAGTAGTGAAGCCAATGACAAACTAAATGAGATAATGACTGATGTAGCTGACCTAGTAAATAAGTATCCTATCTCAATCTTCTGCTTCTCACATATTAATGGTAAACCAAAAGGAGCTAAACAACACGAGCAAGGCGCTAAGGTACTGTCTAGTGAGTTTACGGGCAGTCGTAGCTTAGAGAAGTGGTCAAATCTAGGGTTGGCAATAGAGCGGGATAGAAGTGATGACTGCCCTATTGAAGATAGAAATAAATCTAAGGTTGTGATACTCTACGATAGAGATTGGGGCAACTATGGGAGTGTTGATATGTTTTATGACGTTAATACTACAGAATATTTAGAGCCAAGCAATAGGTGGGGCAGATGATTACACAAGAAAGATTGAAAGAGCAACTTCATTATAACAAGGAAAGCGGAGTGTTTAGGTGGGATTGCTGTAAGTCTGGGGTAATTAAAGGCAAGGTTGCGGGAAGGCTTAATAATAAAGGTTATTCACAGATTATGATTGATGGTGTTAGATACATGTCTCATAGATTAGCTTGGCTATATGAGTTTGGAGAACACCCAAAAGAATTTTTAGACCACCTTAATCACATTAGGACTGACAATAGGATTGTAAACCTAAGGGCAGTATCTCACAGGGAGAATATGAAGAACCAAGTAGTTAGAGCAACTAATAAAACTGGAGTAACAGGTGTTAGAGTGAATAAAAAAGGTAGGTTTTTAGTTGATATACAAAACAACTATTATGGGACTTTTGATAACTTAGAGTTTGCAACTCTTGTGGCATCAGAGGTTTATGATAAGCTAAATTACCATTCTAATCACGGGAGTTAATTATGGAAGAGTTAATAGCGGACATCGAAACGGACGGAATAAATCCAACTAAAATACATTGTATTGTAGATAGTAATGGTTTTGAGTCTACAAGTTACACTGAAATGAGGGGTTGGGTTAGTGATAAAGATGAGAGCACGCTATTAATTGGACATAATTTTGTTGCTTATGATTCAGTTGTAATTAACAAGTTACTAGGGACTCCAGTAAAAGCAGAGTTAGTTGATACTTTATACCTCAGCTGGTATCTCTTCCCACGGAGGGTTAAGCATAACTTAGAGTCTTGGGGAGAAGATTTTGGAGTACCAAAACCTAAAATAGAAGACTGGAACAACCTAACTCCTACTCAGTATTTACATCGCTGTAGGGAGGATGTTCGTATAAACAAGATGCTTTGGGAGTTACAAAAGAAATACTTAATAGATATTTATGGTAGTTTAGAAGAAGCACTTCCTCTTATCCGTTACCTAACATTTAAGGCAGATTGCGCTAGGCTACAAGAGGAAACAAAGTGGAAATTAGATGTACCTAAAGCGTCACAATTACACACTACTTTTTGTGACAAACAAGACCTTGCAAAAGATACGTTACAGTCAGTAATGCCTAAGGTTAAGAAGTACACAAAGAAGACTAGACCTGCTAAGCCTTATAAGATTGATGGTACACTATCAGCTACAGGATTGAAGTGGCAAGCATTGACAATGGAAGGTAATTTATCATTTGATTATGAGGGAACACTAGAAGTATTTCATAGCTTACAAGAACCTAATGCAGGAAGTAGCAAACAGATTAAGGATTGGCTATACGATTTAGGGTGGCAACCAGCTACCTATAAATTTATAAAAGAGGAGTTTAGTGAAAGAAAGATTCCACAGATTAAGACAGCAGATGGTGATTTGTGTCCCTCTATAGAGCGTATGGTAGCCAAGAATCCAGAGTTAGCTAGTCTAGCAGAGCTTGGGGTATTAGGACACCGTATAGGCATCGTTAAGGGCTTTCTAGATGCAGAAGTAGACGGTTATGTAGTAGCTGGTATACAAGGCTTAACTAATACCCTTAGATTTAAACATAGAACATGTGTTAATATACCTTCTAGCCGTAAGCCGTATGGTAGTGAGATTAGGGAGTTACTTACAGCAGAAGAAGGTTATGAGCTATGTGGTAGTGATATGTGTAGCTTAGAAGATAGAACAAAGCAACATTATATGTTTCCATATGACCCTGAGTATGTAGAGGAAATGAATGTAGAAGGTTGGGATGCCCATTTAGATATTGCAGTACAAGCTAGTATGATGACAGAGTTAAATGCTCTTAGTTACAAGCAAGGTAATAAGACAGATGAGCTTAGTTTGATTAGATACAATGCAAAAACTGCAAATTATTCATGCACCTATGGCGCTTTTCCTAAGACAATAGCTAGACAGGCAGGTATGAGTTTAGAAGAAGCCACCAAGCTAAGAGAAACATATTGGGAGCGTAATTGGTCTATACTAGAGATAGCTAAGAATGTAGTCACTAAGGTTGTACAAGGGGTTATGTGGTTATACAATCCAGTATCAGAGTTATGGTACTACCTTAAGACAGAGAAAGATAAGTTTAGTACCCTTAATCAAGGTACAGCATCATTTTTATTTGACATGTGGGTAAAGGAGATTAGAACAAGACAACCTAAGATTAAGTTGGTAGCAAACTTCCATGATGAGGTTGTGTTAGCAGTTAAGGTGGGTTATAGAGACAAAGTAACAAAGTTATTAAAAGACTCTGTTCAACAAGTAAATGCTACATATAAACTGAATAGAGATTTAGACGTAGATGTAGATTATGGGGAGAACTACAGTGAGGTGCATTAATGAAGTAATGTTAGAGTATTATAAATATGATAGTAAAACTGGTAAATGTGGGGGTTAAAATGGAAACAAGCAACATAAGCATAACCAAGGGTACTATAATCTATGGAAAGATGTACAAGGTGAGAGATATAGGATGTACGCACATAGGTTTGCATTCCTATACATGACTGGAAGTATTCCAGAAGAGATTGACCACATTGATGGTGATGGTGGTAACAACATTTGGTCTAATTTAAGGGTTGCAACTAAATCTCAGAATGTTATGAACAGACCAAACTGGGGTAAGTTTCCAAAGGGTATATCACAACGAAGGGTTAGTGATGGTTATAGAGTTAGGGTACAGGCACATGGTAATCAGGTTTTTGATGAGACGTTTGAGGAACTGGAGTTTGCAGAGCTAGTTTCTATAGAAGCTAGGGAGAAGTACCACAAAGAGTTTAAGCGCAATTAAAATAAACCTTTACAAACATCCTAGAGTATGTTATAATACACTCTAGTATTTATTACTAACAAACAATAAACAATATAGGAATTAACAACATGGCTATTAAACGACAAGCACCAGCACAAGAAAGCAACAACAACAATGTATTACCTGTGGGTGAATACGAAGGTCGTCTGGCTTATGTAGCTGATTTAGGTTTACTTAAACGAGAGTACAATGGAGAAGTTAAACCACCAGCACAGCAGATTGCATTAGGTATTGAGATTCTAGGACATACACGTACTTTTGAGGAAGTAGAATCACCATTGATTTTATGGAACAATGGTTTTAATATCTTCTCTACTCTAAACAACTTAGGTACAGAGTTAAAGTTATACAAGGTCTTTGCTCCAAACGCTAAGGAAGGTGAAGTAGCAGATTGGGATGCAGTATTAGGTATGCCTTGTAATGTTACAGTCATTCATAATGCAAGTGGAGAGTATGCTAACATTGATAACCTACAACCCATCCCAACTAAGTACCAGAAGGACGTAGAACCAATGGCAACATCTGATGCATGTACAGGAGATATCGGTGATGAGAATAACCCTGCACAGAAAGCTCTATATGGCTTACCACGCTGGAAGATTGAGAACCTTGGTGTAGGTAGTGACACTACTAATGATGATGCTGATTACACATAATAGACTAGCGGTTGTATATCACGATAAACTAATAGAGAGCGCAGGGAAGCGCATTGAGGGAGATAGGAGATGATAAAGCTAAAGGCACTAATTGATTTAGATCCTATAGTGTATCGAATAGGGTTTGCTTGTCAGGCAAAAGATGAGGATGGAAATGTAAAAGCAGAACCAATCT